CTACCCGACAAGTGGGAATGCCAACTTTCGTGTTTGCAACAACACGGGGGCAAGCATCACCCCTGGGGCGGTCACCCTGAACTGGAGAGTAAGACGATGAAGTATTTAGCTCTCTTACTGATACTCCTGCCTTCCATTTGCTTCGCTGGTCAAGGCATGGGGCCGGGACCGGGGATGACCTCCAGCGTCCAAACGACGCAAACCTATAACTGGACCGGCAGTGGATATGCCACATTCACCGTCCCGTCCAATGCCTTCAATATCGTTGCCACGATAACCGGAGCTGGGGGTGGCGGAGGGGCTGACATCACTGGCGCAGGCTTGGCAGGTGATGTGAAGACACAGGCTCTCAGCGCGGGGAATGTGCTGCACATCTATGTCGGTGGTGGAGGCGGTGGTGGTCGCATTGGTAGTCCGAATGCGGCAGGTGGTTATGGATGGAACTACGGTACAAATGCCAGCGGTCCGTACGTTGGCGGAGCCGGTGGTGGGTCGAGTGCTGTATTTGTAGTAGCAGGGTCTCTACTTTATGAGTCTGGCGGGGGCGCGAGTTACGCAGGGTTCACGGGCGGTGGGAGCGCAACGCTCCATAACGCAGGGAATGGGGGTGCGGCGGGTGCGACAAGCAGCAACGGTTCACCAGGCGGCAATGGAGTAGTCATCGTAACTTACTGGCAATAGCAACCCATCACGGTGGGGACGTTCACCCTCTCCATGCCGACGTTCACGATTCAGTAAAGGAGGTAGTAGATGACCAGAGAGGAAGCCTGCAAAAAGATCCACGAAGTCGCCGCAGCGGAGATCGGCGTCCAAGAGACTCCCGGCCCTGCGGCCACCTCGCGCATCATGGAGTATGAGAAGCACACCGACCGGGGCTACACGGGGTCGGACGAGGAGGCGTGGTGCGCCAAGTTCGCCAACTTCGGCACCGACACCGCGGGCTTCCCGGGGACGCACCACGCCAACGCCAGGAGCTTCCTCAAGTGGGGAGTCCCCATTGAAGAACCGATCCTCGGCTGCGTTGTTGTCATGAAGCGCGGGGACAGCACCACCGAGGGGCACGTCGCCTTCTGTGACCACCCTGACATCTCCAACGGCGTCATCCGATGCCTCGGAGGAAACCAGGGCAACGCCGTCAAGGTATCACGCTTCCCGATCGAGAAGGTCATTGGCTACCGTAGCCCAATCTAAACTAAGGAGCAACAAAATGAACAAAGACAGCATGACCACGATACTCGGCGGTACCATCGCGGCACTCACGGCGGCCCAGCCCGTCCTCAACGCGGCCTCGGGCTCACTCCACCAGGGGGACTACGTGCAGCTTGCCATGGCCGTCCTGATCTCCATCTTCGGGTGGTTCACCAACAGGAAGGCCGTGGGGACCACGCTCTAAATCTCTGGAGACACCGATGCCACCTGAACTGCAAGACATAGAGAAGAGACTGCGGGACCAAGAGATCGAGATGGCGGGACACAGGGGCGACGTGCGTCGGGTCCTGGAGACCGTCGCCGAGATCAGCACCAAGATGGACGGCATCATGGCCATCGCGATGAAGGTCAACGAGGTCGACAGGATAGACAGCAAGGCGGAGGCGGCCCACAGGCGCCTGAACGAGTTCGCCACGGTCATGATGGAGCACAACACGTGCTACGCCAAGCAGTCAGCCGAGGCTCTGGCCTTCACGGACCTGACCATCAGGGTTAACAGGATCGAGACTACCACAGCATCCCTTGTGAAATCGGAGGTGGAAGTCAAGGGCTGGTTCTCAAAGAGGGCCACCAACCTCGTCGACAAGGCGCTCCCAGCGATAGCCACAATGGCCGCCGTGCTACTCGCACTCAGTGTGTCCGGTGTGTCCGTACAGAACAACGCCTCGAAGATCGACTCCGACAAGCTGAAGAAGATAGAGGCCACGCTGGAGATTCTCAGGAGCAATCAGATCATACAGATAGCACAACCTAAGGGACAAATGGTCGAGCCATGACCTAGGGAGACCTTTAATGGAATGCACGGTTCGCGTTGTGTGCAGTGGAGTAGTAGAGAGGTGCTTGTATCCAGTAATCGGGAGGTGCTTTTATGCAACAGGTCCGTGCGCCGCGAGGAGGGAGCTTCTGAATAGAATAAAGGAGAGATCGAATGGAAATACCGACCGTAGAAACAGCTGAGGAGACCGCACATGGGACTCCCACGCCTGAGACTCCCATGAGTTTCCGCGACAGGATGCCCTGCCATTGGCTGCTGAAGGCCCTGGAGGGCGACAGAATCGAGGCGACCAATCACACGACCCACGAGACCTTCGAGGGCACACGCCAGGAATTCAACGAAATGCTGAGAGGTTAACAGATGGGTATCGCCAATGCCGCACAGTCCACCACCAAGACGGTGTCTGACCCAAATGCTGAGTATGAAACACTGAAGGCGATATGGTTGAGGTGTAGGGCTGTGTGCAGCGGCGAGCGGTACGTCAAGGATGTCGACGCTGTGATCGACGTGGTCGCGTACAGTAATCTACTGATTCCCTTCTCGCCCTCCATGTCGCAGGCCCAGTACAACTTCTACAAGGCCGAGGCTGAGCTGCCCGGAATCGTCTCGCAGTTCTCCAAGATGCTCGTGGGGGGTCTTCTCAGGAAGCAGCCGGTCCTCAAGCTCCCCGATGGGGTACCCGCCGAGGCGCATGACTGGATACAGAACGAGTTCGGCGCCGACGACTGCTCCCTGCTCTCCTACCTGGACGAGAGCCTCTTGGAGGAGATCCAGACTAGCAGGGCGTGGCTCTTCGTGGACTTCCCGAAGGTGGAAGACCCCGACAAGCTCACCCCAGAGGAACTCAAAAGCCTGAAGCCCTACCCGATACTCCAGAAGGCCGAGAGCATCATCAACTGGTCCAGGGGCAAGACGGCGAACGGCAAGATCCAGCTCAAGCGGGTCATCGTCAGGGGGCTGTCCGAGGCCTTCACCGAGGAGCAGGAATTCCACCCCGTACTGACGGACACCGTGTGGGTCCACGAGCTGGACACCGCGGGTCAGTATCAGATACGCGTCTACCAGCCTAGCGCGCCCAAGACGAATGTCGCCGTGGTGGCAGGCCAGAAGCAGACCGACTCGGGGAACGCGGGGGTCTTCGAGCTCGTGGACACCATCACCGACATACACAAATTCGGGGAGCGCTTGACATATATCCCCGCGTGGCCTCTGAACGGCGACATCGACCTCAGGGAGCCGATATTGAGCGCCCTCATCGACAAGGAAGTCAGCCTGTACAACAAGATGAGCCGCAGGAACCATCTCCTGTACGGGGCCGCGACCTATACCCCTGTGATAGCTGCCGATATAACGGATGAGCAGTTCAGAGAGATCGTCGCAGGAGGTCTGGGGACCTGGATCAAGCTGCCCGAGAACGGCAAGGCCGACGCCCTCAAGACACCCACGGAGGCCCTTGTCGACATGGACAGGTCCATCGCGGCAACCATAGAGGAGATGGCCAAGCTCGGCATCAGGATGCTCTCGCCCGAGACGGCGCAATCAGGTATAGCCCTGGAGATAAGGAACGCCTCTCAGACGGCACAGTTGGGCACCCTCAACAGCAAGGTGTGCGGCGTTCTCAAACAGGTCATCGCCCACATGCTGAACGTCAGGTACAACCTGGAACTCAAGGCCACGGACATCGAGTTGACACTCTCGGAGGACTTCAATCCTGCACCTCTCGGTGCGGACTGGCTCAGACTGGCCACTGAGTGGTACCAGCAGGGTCTTATCCCGCGCTCCGTCTGGCTCCGCCTGCTCAAGCAGAACGAGATGGTGGAGACGGACTACGACGACGAGAAGGGACAGGAGGAGATCCTGGAGGACGAGTCTGTGATGTCACAGCACAAGGTGCTCAACGAGAGCTACACCAACACTAATATCAAACCACCGCCTGATACTAGCGTGCCTGGAGATAAGAATGCGTAAACCAATGGTACCACCGGAAAAGATGCCTCCTGAGATGAACAAAATGCACCAGGACATGCACCCAAAGATGCAGGACCCACAGGCAGACCACAAGAGACCTAGCCTGCTCTCCGCACACGGTAACGGCGGTAAGAAGAAATGATAAACGCGAACACTCAACTTTATGACAAGGCCATAGATCGGGCCGCGATGGTGCGCTTGTACGAGAGGCGTGTGAACGGCAAGGTTGAGCTGATCGTAGATGGCCATGCTGTGCGGGTGGACAAGCTCATACGAGAGGCTAATGCCTCTCCGAAGGGCTTCGAGAGGCTCAGGGAGGCCATCGACAAGGACCTGCGCGGCACCTTCAAGGAGACCTTCGAGGTTTCCAAGCGCTCCCTCCTGGACCTCGCCGGTGACCAGCTGTCCTTTGGAGTCCAGCAAATCGAGTCTGTGGCCTCGAAGGTATGGCGTACACAGAAACCCGAACGTAGGATCCTCGAAGATATCGTGCTCAACAGGCCCCTCGTGGGGGACTCCACACTGGAGCAGGGCTGGAACAACGTCGCAAGGTCCGAGAAGGTACGCCTGGGCACCGTGATCCGCAAGGGCATGGCCGACGGGAAGACCCTCGAAGAGATGGCCCTGGCCGTGCGCACGGGAAACGTTCACAACATCACGCGGAATCAGGCGAGGGGCCTCGTCGTGACCGCCATCACGAGTGTTACCAATCAGGTGGATCATTCTGTCTATCAGGCGAATGAGAAGCTACTGGTGGGCTGGCAATATGTCGCTGTTCTCGATTCTAGAACCACTTCTCTGTGTGCTCACAGGGATGGCACCGTTTTTCCTGTTGGTGACGTCGTGCACCTACCTCCTGCACATTTTCACTGTAGATCTACAACGGTCCCAGTTGTCAAATCTTGGGAGGACCTCGCCAAACTGGAAGGCGTGGCTGAAATCAGAAAGAGAAATATCGCGAAACTCCCAAAGGACCGAGTCCAAGAACTCGACGGACAGACTGCCCTGAGGGAAACCTACGACACGTGGCTCAGGAGACAGCCCAAGGAAGTCCAGCTGAGGCATCTTGGGGACTACGGGAAGGTCGAGCTGTTCAACGGTGGGCAGCTCAGGCTGGAGAAGTTCACGAATCCCGAGGGCAATTCCATCGGTATAAAGGAGCTGCGCGCCCTGACCGACTCCGAGTACACGATCCCCGGCGACACGAGGAAGTTCGCCCTCGCGAAGCAGCGCCTTGACGTCATGAAGCTGTGGGCCACGACGCCGGACGACTTCATCAACGACGTGAAGCTCAGGAACACCCTCCAGGACTACTACCTCCTGCAGGCCGGTGAGCTGGACGGCACGCTGTCCCTTACCAACTACCGTGGGACGCTCATAGGCAGCAAGAAGGCTGTGAAGAGCAGGGTGCTGACGAACCCTCCGAAGGAAGAGCAGCTCATATTCAACCCGATCACGGGCAGGTACGATGATACAAGATTGTATCAGCCAAATCTGTCTGTCCTGGGGAACAACCTCAGGCTGGTGGAGGAGAGCCAGAGTCTCTTACCGAGGGACAAGGCCTTCATAAGTAGCTTCAACGACTCACTGCTGGACAGGATGAGCGTCAACGAACGCGCCGTCGTGGTGGACAACCTCCGGGTGACCTTCGGGCGGAGCAGGGAGAACAAGGACATATGGGCCAACTTCAAGGCTGTTTCTCAGGGGCAGATCAAGTTCGATGTGATGAATGTTTCGGATTCGATCGAGACGCAGATCCGCAAGGACTCAGGGCTGCTCAAAAGATTGAAAGACAACTCCTATGTGGACCCTGTCTTAGGGCCGGTGCAGCTCGACGATCTTCACGACAACTTTCTGTCGAGCATCACGGCGAAGAACAGGTGGGAGGACACTGTAGCACCCAAGCTGGCTAAGGAGCTCCGGGGTCACTTCGACTTCGAGATTCCGCTGCTGATACGTAAGCGACTTACAGACCGCGAGCTGCAGCAGTTTTACCTCCGGTTCGCCCATCGTCTCAGCATGGCCGACCTGCCCGACAGGGACCAGTTTGCGGCTGCACTAGGGCGCGACCTGCACAACCTCGCGAACCTGAACGGTGACCGGAAGGCATGGTTCGATCTTGGCACCAAGATCCTGGAATCGGATAAAACGGGCAAGTTCTTCGAAGTCGAGACCTACGGGGTGCAGAAGAGGAGGATGAAGAGTCGCCTCAGCGGCAACTACTTCGGACCCTATTACGACACGCTCTCGTACAACATCCGTGTGACGGACCCGAGGATAGTTGAATACGCGCAGCTCACCAGGAAGGTGGAGCTCGGCCTTCGCGTGAGCGTGATCTCCGACAGGAACCGCCTGGTATTCCGAGAGGGATACAAGACGTATTTTACCAAGGGAGCCTTGGGCTACACGGACACGAGAATCCCCGTGACGTCCACGTCGTCCTTCAGTGATTTCCCCACGGAGTTCATGGACAAGAACATGGTGGACGCCCTCAACTGGGCCTCCCAGACTAAGTACAGAGTGGACCCCGACTTCTACGACTTCATCAAGAAACTCATGTATTTCGAGGACGACCGGGGAAAGGCCGACCACTACAACAAGCTCAACTCGTACAGGAAGTACATCACCTCGAGGGGGGACGCCTATGAGCGATTCAAGGCTATGGACTGGCTTAAGGAGAGGAATGCCGCGTTCAGCAACAACCCTTTCATTGATCATCGTGCTCGCATTTATGATAGGGGCCTCATTAGTCCTCAGTCTGGAGAAACTTTTAGGCCTTTTCTAAACACGGAGATCGAGAAGGCTTTCAGTGAGGAAGCCTTCTTTAATCTGCAGGACCAGGTCGGGGCGTTCTTGGGAGGTCTCAGTGACTATTTTGAATCAAGGTACAATGGCCTCTCCATCACGGGACGACAGAAGATCGCGGCTAAGTGGAGGACTGATCTCGTCGGTATCGGAAATCAGATGCTTCGTGGAAAGCCAAACGACATACGTGCCATCCTCGAGAGTGACATCGTCGGACATATTGATGGAGATGAACTCGGGAAGTTTTTCAGACTCGCAATTGAAAGCGCTAAGATCGATACACATCTAGGTGGCAACTACTCGGTCGCATCCCTGGCCACCCTCAAGAACTACAAGACGGCCCTCGCGATGGAGCAGGACGCGTCGTCCTCCGGGGCTCAGATCATCGCGCTGACCACGAAGAACAAGCAGCTCGCCGAGCTCAGTAATGTGATACCCACGAATCAAAAGAAAAGATTGTATGATGAGATCGCCTCCGCGACTTACAATGATCCACGTTTTAGAAAACTCAACGAAAAATTAGGGTTGAATGAAAAAGACCTAAGGAAGGCCGCTAAAGGTCTCTGCATGGTAAATGTTGCCATGGATAAATCCCATAAATTGCTGGAAACTCCCTCTGGGACAATCAGCAGCCAAGCTTGGAGAGGAATCTCCTTGAAGGTTCAACGACTAGGATATACCCTCTAGACCAGAGGATGAAATCCGTAGAGCGGAAGTCCGCCCGAAAAATGGGAATGTAGCAGTAACTACATATGATATAGTCTAGACTGCATAGTAATATGCAGAAGGAGGGTAAGATGAATTATCAAAAGCAATATGATCTTCTAATCGATAAGCATGGCTCGTTACTCATACCTGATTTTGAGAATTATTATGAGAGACACCATATTAAGCCTAAATCTTTAGGCGGCTCCAATGAGATTGTCAACCTGACCTACTTAGACCTAAGGTGTCATCTGTTAGCACATTGGCTTCTTATGAATATTCATAAAAATGCACCAATGCGAGCAGCATTTACAGCTATGTGTGTAACGCGTGAGGGAACCAGATTGACCTCACGAATGTATGCAATGGCAAGAGAAGCTGTAATGGGTGAAAACAGTGCTGTGTCTAAAAAGGTTCATACGCCTAAGGGTTGGTTTGGCTCGGTACGCTTAGCTGCTAAAGCCCATAATACTTGCTCTGCTGTTATTAGTAAAAAATGTAAAAGTAAGTCACAATGGCTGCAAGATTATCACTATGAAGTTTTTGAACTAAAAGAAGAACAGCACATGTTAACAGGTCGTGGAAAACGGGTACATACTCCTAATGGCTGGTTCGATTCAGTTAGGCAAGCCGCCAGCAGTCTTGGTATGTACCACAGCACTGTCTCTAAAAATTGTCAGAACTTGGTTCCAGGCTATTTTTACGAAGAAGAATGTGCCTTTAGGCCAGTCGCTGCTAAACGAAAAGTTCACACACCTCTTGGTTGGTTTGACTCAGTCGCAGCTGCTGCCAGAGCTCACGAAGTTAAAGGACCTGGCACGATTTCAAGTAGATGCAAGGCTAAATGGCCTGATTATTACTACTCCTAATAGAATTAACGACTCTATTTAAGTTACAGAACATTTTACGGCGCGGGCGAGAAAACAGGCATCTTCAACGTAGAAGGAAAACTCGCAAAGATTTTAGGCAAACTCGGAGATACGCTCGTAGTTACAGCATCCGACAGGGACATGGTTCTCAATGAAATAAGTGCCCGGATAGCCAAATACGATAGATATGATAAGGGAACGGCCGAAGAGCTAAAGCAGCTGAGAAATAATGTGAGGGATGTTTTTAACAAAGGTCTTGATCCAGGTGATGAGCTAATGGATCAGCTGTACTTTCTTGATAGTAAGACCAAAGATCTTGTTGATAAGATGACTATGAATTACGAGCGGGT